CTAATCCAATTCTTCGAAGATGCAAAAAAAATCGCGTGAAGGACATATTATTGAGGATAGAATAACCGCACTTGAAATCATGACTTGTGCTATAGCAGCCTCCTTAAAAGGAGAAAGCAGAGAGAACTTTTTGACCATCATGAATTCTTTTTCACATGTAAATAACCCGATGAAAAACCGAACAGATAAGTCTGTTGCAGATTTACATGTTCTCAGTGCTAATTTTGTAACCATACTCAATTCCCTCAAATAGTGAACTATTCAGCCTCAATTTATGGGGCTGTTTATTGATCAGCGAATTCAAAGGCAATATCACCTACATATATACCATGCTTAAATATTTTTAATTCACCAACACCACACACCGAAGAAGAAGAAACCCCTTCCGTATTTAATAAATGCTGTTGATTAAATTCGAACAATTTACTTTCAAAAGTATTACGAACAAAAGACAAAACTTCTTGCAGAGTTTTTTCGGTATTATGAAGTAATTTATCAGACGTCTTTGACATTGTGCCATTAAGCGCTTTCTCAACCGAATCAACTACCGATTGAACTTGTACCTGCGGCTGAGCCTGCACCAGATCCCCAAACCCAATCCGCACAGATTTAGAAAAAGGGTAATCACTACCCGTTGCAACCTGCATAAACTGCCCCAACGTTTCCTGAATATATTCAGGGGTGATTTCAACCTCGTCTTTGATATCAGCAAAGACATCATGCAGACGTGCCATCATCGTTAGTTGCAGCTTTGAACGTTCCAGTGATGTTGAGTTTTTCATTTTTTTACTCTCTGTTGAACTAATATTTCAGCCATTTGCTATAGCATCTTGCAACATAGCGATCATGTTGACCTGAATTTTTCCTTTGCTACCGATCTTGGGACGAATGATTATTTCTCCTCTGTTAACCATTCCGCGACAAGTATTTTCAGGAATACCACTAAGCTCGGCATACTTACCAATTGAGACATAAGGTGAAGTAACGTAATAATTGATAATAATGTTTTTCATTAGCAATCTAAACCTCGCCTAAATACAGGAAGATTTCTTCCCTTCGAAGTAATAAATCCGAGCTAGACTCGATATAGAACGAGAATCCTTGTGCGCCTTAACTCTCAGATCTTCGTACTCCTCTACAGGTATCCGTATTACAACCTGCTTTTCAGTAGCAGAGCCACTTGGCGTTCGCGATAAGCGAATGGGCGTATCATGTGACATAATGTTATATTGTGCTCTGTTAGGTTAATGTTTAAGTAAGAGTAAGGATGAAAAGCTCACATGTCAACACAAAAAAATGATGTTTTCATCACAATAGGGAAAAGACTGAGAGAAGAAAGGGAAAAAATTGGAGCGAGCCAAGACTTGATGGCTAAAACGTTTGGTGTTTCCACAAGAACTTGGGGGGAGTACGAAAGAGGTAAGACAGCCCCTAATGCAGCAATGCTTTCTATGCTAGCGACTGAATATGGTTTTGATATCAATTATATCATAACCGGAATACGTGCTGCACCTGTAATTATTTCAGTCGAAGAACAGGCGTTAATTGAACATTATCGTGCTATGAGCGAAGAATCTCGTGCGAGTATGCGAGCAGTTGGATCAGCGTTTGCGCAATCATCACTTGATAAACAAGTAAAAAACAGATAACTGCGGAATTTATTCAACAGAAATCATCACTTTTATAAACTGTGATCTATAAACATGTTATCCATTAGTTACAATGTTATGTTAAGTGAAGCTAATTGATAATTATTGCATTATTAGTTATCAGTCACATAACCAAACTGGAGACATTTAATGGGTACTATAGGTCGCAGATTAATCAATGAACTTAAACGATTGGGATTCAGTGAGGCGGATTTTGCAGAATTGACAGGATATTCAGGTAGTAGTCATGACGGAACTTCTCTTGACTGCTTATATTTACAAGTATTAGCAAAATACGGAGTTGACACGTCATATATAGTCACAGGGAACAGAATTCAGCCGATAGAAATATCGGAAGATGAACAAGAAATAATTGAACAATATCGCGCCATGAATAAGGCGCACCGTTTAAAGATACAGAAAACTGATAATGAAATTACACACGAAAGAAATAGAGAAACAGTAAAGTAATCACGACTCTAAATTAACCCTGTTATTATTTTTTATTTTTTAGAGTCGTGAGTATTTTAACCTGACTCATTCTTAACCAAGGGTAATATATGAAAAACATTATTCTCGGCATCATCTTAACTACCAACGTCTTTCCTGCAATAACTCATGCTAGCCCTGTAAATACACTATATAAAAAAGCCATCGGTAACATTGTCGATAACCCTCAATGTAACGAGCAGGAATTTCTTCTGGAGACACCCCACAAGATAAGTGATGATGAAGACGATATACAGCAACATAGTACAAAATTCACTCATGATGTTTTTGTTACCTTTTCTAAAGATACCAATACAAAAGGTTTTAATATTGATATTAGCGCATTCCCTGCCCCTAAAACGCTAAACGAACAACTCTCTGCATTCTGTGTTATTTCTGCATTTCAAGCAGCTATCGATCCCAGCAAAACCACAAATGAATATATGAAGCTAAGCCAGAAAATGTACTCTTCCGCTTCAAAATCAAAAAACGGGCGTGATGAATACCAATCAAAGAATTATGAACATATTGTTCATCTTGATAAGGGAACAGATAAGCCCACTCTCACTTTTCAGTTTTATCCGCAAGGCTATGAATTACCAAGGTGACAAGGCAAGGTGATAAATAATGACAGTAAGAAAACTACCGACTGGTCAATGGCTTTGTGAGTGCTATCCAAACGGCAAAACAGGAACCCGAATAAGAAAAAAATTTACAACCAAAGGTGAAGCGCTAGCCTTTGAGCGCAAGCTAGTACCTAAAGCAGATAACGTCAAACAAGCTATAAAGTTGAGTGATTTGGTTGAGCGTTGGTATGAAATGCACGGCAAAACACTTAATTCCGGTAGCTCAAGAAAATCTAAACTGGATGCAATTTGTGTGCGTATGGGTGACCCTTACGTTACTGAATTTGATAAAAACATGTTTGCTGTTTACCGTGAGCAACGCCTTAACGGGAAATGGAATGCAAAAGGCAAAGCCGCCCCAAAGCAAGCAACGCTTAACCGAGAACAATCATACTTACATTCTGTTTTTGCTGAATTAAAAAGGCTGGGTGAATGGGATGGAGGAAATCCGCTTGATGGCGTTCGCCAATTTAAAGAGGGAGATCAGGAATTAGCCTTTCTTTATGAGGACGATATAAAACGGCTCTTAGCGGCATGTGAGGAATCAAAAAATAAAAATTTAGGATATATCGTGCGCATTTGCCTTGCTACTGGTGCTAGATGGAGTGAAGCCCAATCATTAACGCAATCTCAGGTTATGCCGTATAAGGTAACTTTTACTCAAACAAAAGGTAAAAAAAACAGAACTGTACCTATTTCTCAAGAGTTATATGAATTGCTTCCCAAAAGGCGTGGGGCTTTATTCTCAAACTGCTATGACGCATTTGAAGGTGCATTAAAAAAAGCCAATATTGAACTACCAACAGGCCAGCGGACACACGTTCTCAGACATACATTTGCATCACATTTTATGATGAATGGCGGAAACATTTTAGTTCTGCAACAAATATTAGGCCATACCACCATTTTGATGACCATGCGTTACGCTCACTTCGCACCCGATCATCTTGATGCAGCAGTTTCATTAAACCCCTACGACAAACTAAAAACCGCCCAAAAAAAATCATAAAAAAGTGGCGACGGAAAAACATATTAGTTTTTATTGATACATATTCGAAGAGATTAACCATCTGTTTTTATTTAACTTATTGATTTTAAAAAAGCATACGAGGTTTTTAAAATCCCTCGGCCTTAAGGCTGTGCGGGTTCAAGTCCCGCCCTGGGCACCATACATAAGCTTACTAGCGTCTACTCTAGTAAACTAACTCTTAGAAAGACCTGATAAATCAATCAGGTCTTTTCTTTTTAGGTCTACTCTAGTCTATTGCAATCAACATGCACGGCGGGGCATAATCAGGGGCACCTACACTTCTATTTTAAATGTGCCCCTTATAATGAAACTAAACGCACGACAAATCGAGACTGCAAAACCTAAAGAAAAAACCTACAAACTCGCTGATGGTGGCGGTCTCTACTTAGAAGTCACAACACGCGGCTCGAAGTACTGGCGTATGAAGTACTACCGCCCCACCGATAAAAAAGAAGACCGACTGGCTTTCGGTGTCTATCCAACCGTTTCTTTAGCCGATGCTCGTACCAAAAGAGACGAAGCTAAGAAGCTGATTGCTCAGGGTATTGATCCTAAAGCCGAGAAAAAAGACGCACATGCTGGGGCAAAAGGAAAACATACCTTTGAAAAAGTCGCCCGTGACTGGCACGCCAGCAACAAACGTTGGAGCGAAGATCACGGCAACCGCATTCTACGCAGCCTTGAACATTATATATTTCCGCATATTGGCAGGCTTGATATTTCCACTTTACGGACAAGCCAACTTTTAGCGCCGATCAAAACCGTTGATGCTGATGGAAAACATGATATTGCCCAGCGATTACAGCAACGTGTCACTTCCATCATGCGTTATGCCGTTCAGAATGATATCCTTGATTCCAATCCGGCTAATGATATGGCTGGCGCACTTTCCACCGTCAAGGCCAAACATCATCCCGCCCTGCCTCATGAACATTTACCCGAATTTTTGAACCGACTTTCTCGCTATCGTGGACGCTTAATCACCCGTATCGCAGTAGAGCTGACTTTATTAACGTTCGTCCGTTCCAGTGAATTGAGATTTGCTCGTTGGGAAGAACTTGACCTTGAAAATGCAGTCTGGAAGATCCCCGCCACAAGAAAAGCCATTGAAGGGGTTAAATTCTCTGAACGGGGCATGAAAATGAAAACGGAGCATATTGTGCCGTTGAGTCATCAGGCTGTCACTTTGTTCAAATCATTACGCAAGCTGAGCGGTGATTGTGAAGTCATGTTCCCTAACGATCACGATCCACAAAAAGTCATGAGTGAAAGCACAGTTAATAATGCCTTGCGTGTTATGGGCTACAATACTAAGACAGAAGTCTGTGGGCATGGTTTTAGAACAATGGCGCGTGGTGCAATGGGCGAATCTGGATTGTGGAACGATGATGCCATCGAACGTCAGTTGAGCCATGTAGAAAGAAAAAATGTCAGAGCCGCCTATATTCACACATCTAAACATCTGGACGAACGGCGGCTGATGGTTCAGTGGTGGGCCGATTATCTGGATGCCAACCGAGGAAAACATATCACACCGTATGATTTTGCAAAAAAACGCCGGAAATAATCTTGAATAATATCCATAACGTGCTGAGTATATGATGTTTTTTTAGACTTTGTTGGCACTGCCAGCAGAGTCTATTTTTTACACGATTTATAGTACAACAACCATCATAGGGTGATTTTTTATCCTTTGCTGGCAGTGCCAGCATAGCCTGTTTTTCAGACAATATATTAACAAGTAAAATCACACATTCTGATCTTGTCAATTCTTTATTTTGTCCTTCGTACAGTTAATCTTGTTATCGCAACCATTAAATAGGGTGTTTTTTTAAACTTTGTTGCCTGGGGCAACTAAGGTTGTTTTTTTGCACAATAAAGGAGCATTATAAAATATTTATTAAATTCAATGCGTTATATATATTGAATTTAACTCATCTTGATATTATAGCCACAGTATTGATGATTCTTTATGCTTGTGTGCCCGTGGCACACAAGTCTATTTTTCATACATTCAATAACCCGTATTTAATTTTACGAATTGCATAAAGAGTTTACGCTTTCAATTAAACAGAATTTTTAAATAATCCTCTGTCATCAAATAACGTCTACCAAGGCATTTCAAGGACTCGATAACAGGGGGTATACATGCCAACAATGACAACATCTAAAGAAAGTCTTATTCGCCTGCCAGAAGTTCAGCGCAGAACGGGTTATAGCAAAGCATGGATCTACAGGCTGATTAAAGAAGATAAATTCCCGAAACAAGTCAAAATCGGCCCTCGTTCGGTTGCGTTTGTTGAATCAGAAATTGATGGCTGGGTGGATCAGCGGATTGCTGAGTCTCGTGCCTGATCGAGTACTGGCCTGAATTTTGGTGCATTCGTTCACAATGCAGATAATTCTTTCATTAAGAGATATGCAAGTCTTGCAATTATTATTTAAACAGCAAAAGGATAGCGGCATGGGAGCTATCCTCCTAATTAATTGTCGGCTGGTTCAACCCTTGGGTTCAATACCACGTGATTGGAGTTCTTTACGAAGTACGCGCTTGATCCATGTAGCAAGGGAAGCATCACCATCGGTTTTTGCCTGTTCTTCAAGTTGTTGCCTGAATTCTTCCGTCAATCTCATTTGGTATTGGGGAGAACGCTTTTCTTTTTGTGTTGACATGGTAATTACCCAAGGATATTTTAAATTACATGGTAATGACCATTTTAATTTTAGTAACCAAATAAAACAACGCCCCATAGTGCTCGCAACACATACAGGGCGTCTGACCAATAACCGTTGAGAGATAACGATAATGGCTGATACACAGCATAACCAAACTCACCCTAAATTTACATCTTCAGATAAAACAGACGGACAAAAACAGCCCGATCTGATTCAGACCGTGAAAAGATCTGCTATGTACCATTGGGAAAATCTGTTGCCTGCATGCGGCATCGACATTCCCGCAAAGGGGAAACATGGTGCTCGCCCTGTCTGCGGTGGTACTGACCGTTTTCACTTTATTGACGACCATAATCATGGCAACTGGTATTGTCGCCAATGTGACGCCCCAAACTATGGTGATGGGCTAGATTTAGTGGCAAAAACCAAGGGAATCTCGATTATTGAAGCAGCAAAAGTTATTGCGGATACGCTGGCATTGCCTTTGCCAGAACCCAAGCCAACTAGGGAAAGCATTCAAACAACACAGTCGATTGCTGAAAGAGTGACGGCACTGATGGCGCACAGATCATTAAGCCCAATGGCGAGAAAAAATTACTCTCTGGCAGCCAGAAGAAAGGATCATTTATTGCCTTATCAAAGCTAGAAGAGTACTCCGATACAGTCATTATTACCGAAGGTTATGTTACTGCGCTCACAGTTAATCAACTTTATAAAGGTACTGTTCTGGCGGCACTGGATGCAGGTAATTTGCTCTCTGTCGCTCAATCAGTTCGGGAACGATGGTTTGACACGAAAATCATCTTTGCTGCTGATAATGACTGGTATAGCCCCGGCGAACAGGATAAAAGCGGTAAACCAAAAGTGAATATCGGCAAGATCTCGGCAGAAAAAGCTGCCCTTGTGGTTAATGGTTGGGTCACATTGCCACCTACAGAGTATAAAGCTGATTGGGACGATTATCGCCAGCAACACGATGTGGAAATGGCAAAGCTGGCCTTTTCTCAGGCACTTTATCAACCGATATCAACCAAGAAGAAAGCAACCACTCAGCCCAATGATGCCGAGCCACCAAAGTTGACATTATGTCAGATGGGAGCCAGCCAGCGCGGGGAAGTGTTACTGGCACGTTATGACGGCAATTTGGCACTGGATGGCGCTTCGGAAAACGTTCATCACTATGATGGTATTGTCTGGCGTCCGGTCAGTGACCGTGATTTAAAACGGGAAATGGTGGCGGCCTTTATGGAAGAAAAGCTGCCGTACTCACCACATGGTATTAGCTCTGCTGTGGATGCTCTGAAATTACAGCTTCCCATGATGCAACCACCAAAGCGCCACTTAATCGGGTTCAATAATGGTGTGTTTGACCTGAAAACCTGCCAGTTCCGGTCGCATCGTAAAAGTGACTGGCTGCTACTTGCTAATGATGTTGAATTCAATTCCCCCATTTCGGGGGAAACCCTGAAAAACCATGCGCCACAGTTCTGGCACTGGCTGAATCGGGCAACAGCCAACTGTGAAAACAAGTTCAATCGTGTATTGGCGGCACTGTTTATGGTGCTGGCGAACCGTTATGACTGGCAGCTTTTTCTGGAGGTCACCGGCGCCGGAGGCAGTGGAAAAAGCATCTTTGCTGAAATCTGCGCTATGCTGGCAGGCAAAGGCAACACCGTTTCCGCCAGTATGGCTGCTCTGGAAAACCCACGGGAACGGGCGTTGATTGTCGGGTATTCGTTGATTATCCTGCCAGACCAGACTCGCTATGTAGGTGATGGCTCCGGCATTAAGGCCATTACAGGCGGTGATGAAGTTGCCATTGACCCGAAGCACAAACAACCCTATTCAACCCGTATTCCTGCTGTCGTACTGGCAGTGAACAATAACGCCATGAGTTTCAGTGATCGCAGTGGTGGCGTGTCGCGGCGTCGAGTCATTTTCAACTTTTCCGAAGTTGTGCCAGAAAATGAACGCGATCCACTCCTGCGGGATAAAATTGCGGCGGAATTGCCTGTGATTATCCGACATCTGCTGTATCGGTTCGCTGATCCACAAGCCGCAAGGTGTTTACTGGCAGAGCAACAAAAATCAGAAGAAGCGCTGGAGATCAAACGCGGCACAGATCCATTGGTCGATTTTTGCGGTCATCTGATTGCATCCCATGAAGCTGATGGCCTGTTAATCGGCAATGCGGAAATTATGCCGTTCAATCCTCGCAAATACCTTTATCACGCCTACCTTGCTTATATGAAAGGCAATAACCTGAATAAACCTGTTTCTGTAACGCGTTTTGGCATGGATATGCCGGGCGCACTGGCGGAGTACGGTCAGCATTACCTGCGCAAGAAAAGCAAACAAGGTATTCGTAGCAACCTGAGCCTAGATATTGATACTGCTATCGAATGGATGCCGAAACTGACAAGGGATAGCCTGCCAGAAGAATAATTTTTTCTTATACAGACATTTTTCAAAGAAATATAAAAAAGTGTTCATCATTATTCACTCTGTGATTTAAATCAGATATATCAATCTATTACAGGATTAATAGTTATTTTTAAACTGTTCGCAAGTATTCAACCCTGTTCACCATTTTTTCAAGTTTGAGGTGAAGGGTTAGTTGAAGAGTAATGATGAGTTTGATTTCAGGTTAACACCATTTAACATTATGAATTTAAATAAAAATATTTAAAAGTGAATAGGTGAACAGTTTTATCACTAATTCTTTAATAGGGTGGGTTAAATAAGAATTTTTTTCTGGCAGGTGTTTTTCAGCTCTCCGAGTTATCGGGTTAATGTATTAGCCCGGTAACCCGGAGAAGACAAGCGCAGCGCGTCAGTGACGTTATAGGTCAAAATGGTTATTTCCCGATTAAGTGAGAAACTCTTTCTGACTGGCCATTAGTTTTGTGCCACGGCAGTTTCAAATTTATGCAACTAATAGCACTCTCTATGTACGTATAAAAATCACTTTAATAACATTTTTTTAACAAAAATGATAACATTCATTTAAGATTTGTTTAATTAATCTACTTTTATTTTTCCATATGAAAGGTTAAAACCACCGACTTTAGTCGGTCAGCTTTAGCTGCGATACTCTATTGCATGAGAGGTGCAATATGGATTACAGATATGGCAGCCACACGGTATTCCAGATTGAATATCATTTTGTGTGGGTAACAAAATACAGGAACAAAGTGCTGACAGGTGAAGTCGGTATGCGGGTGCGTGAATTAGTCCGTCAAACATGTGAAGCGTTTGAGATTAGGATAGTCAGTGGTGTAGTGAGCCAAGATCATGTTCACATACTGGTGAGTTGCCCCCCGACATTAGCGCCTTCAGAAATCATGAGGCGACTGAAGGGAAGGACAGCGAGCAAGTCGTTTGAAGAATTTGCTCATCTGAAGAAGCGCCACTGGGGTCAGCATTTTTGGGGCAGAGGCTATTTTTGA